GGTAGACCTCGGCCAGCGCGGTCCCTTGCACGAGTCCGACGGCCTCCGCGCCCCAGTAGGACGGGTCGACCGTCTCGAGCCTGACGACCGCGGGACGCGGCGCGAGCTCGGTGTCGACGGTCGACGTGACGCCGCCCGGCACGAGCGCCGGCTGCGTCCGCGTCGCTGCGCGAATCCACACGCGGATGGTGCGGAGTCCGAGCGCTTCGGGGATCGCGCGCGCAGCCTCGACGGCAGCGAGCAGCGAGCCGCGCAGCATCAGCCCTGCCCAGGTGCGAGCGGGCCGGAGAACCGCACGCTGCCCGACGCGGTAACGCCGATCAGCGAGAGGTACAGGCCGTTCGTCTTGACGTTGAGCGGGCGCGGCTGGCCAGCGGGCAAGAACATTGAGTCGTTCGCGCTCGACGGCTGGGACGTGCCGGGAACGGCCGCTGTGACGCCGCTGTCTCCGAGCTTCAGCCAGCAGTCCTGCGACGCGATCACCTCGTAACCGCCGCGGGCGATCGTCTGCGCACTGCTCGCGCTCGTCGTGAACGTCGGGGTGAACGAGCGCGCGCCAATCGGGTCATCGCCGACGATTGCAGGATCGATGGTCATCCTTGCCTCATGTAGCCGCCGCGCGGCCCGGTGGAAGTCGAGAAGGGGTTGTGTCGAACGGGCACAGCGAGCATCGCCGCGAGCCGCCCGACCAGCATCGAGCCCTCTTCGAGAAGTCCTCGAAGGGATGAGTTGTTGCCGTCCTGAAAGACGACCTCGTCAACTTGCTTCAGCCCTGCGTTCGCGCGCGCGGTCGTGCGCTGTCCGTCGATCGTCGAGAGCGACGAGAGGACGGTCGCAATCTGCGCTTCGAAGTCCGCGTCATCGACAGCGGCCAGCGCTTGCTCGAGCACCGAGTCGGTCTGGAAGAACCGACCGGAGTACCCGAGCCAGTAGCGGATCGAGACCTTTTGCGCGTTCGTCAGGGCCATGGCTCAGCCTTCGAGGGTCATCTGCGGCGCGCGGGTGCGCACCATGTCTGCGTAGATCGCGGGAGCCCGGAGGCGCTGGCCCGGCGCGATCGTGAGGGGGTGGACCACGGAGCCGTCGAGCGAGCAGAGCTCGATGCGCACGACGTCCTGCGAGGCGTTGCGCCACTCCAGAGAGGGCGCGCTCGCCTCGGTCACGTCGACCACCGCGAGCTCGTCGGGGACGCTCTCGACCGGCGGCGCGGGCGACTCCAGGGAGGGCGCGCTCGCCTCGGGGGCGCGACGCTTGCTCACAGGCCCACCATGCGAATCGAGGCCCCGGACGGCGCCGACGCGATGTGCGCGTTCAAGTCCGTCTTGATTTCGTTCGCCAGCGTGATCGCGCTCGCTTCGTTGGTCGCGTCCGAGGACGTGACCGCGTTCGTGCTGTCGGCGTTGTAGTGGTACGTCGTCGACGCGCGGTGTGTGTTGTAGTCCGCCTTGATGGCGTTGAGCGCGGTGATGCAGCCCGCGGTGTCCGTCGCGATCGTGAGCGACGGCGCAGGGTCCGCGACCTTGTGCGAGAGCGCGCCGCCCTCGACGAATGCGGGGTCTTCGAGGTGCGCTCGATAGACCACGATCAGTTGGTTGGTCAGCGTGAGCAGCGACGCAGCGTCGCTCGCGTTGGTCGCGGTGACGTTGATGTCGCTCACGTCGAGATGGAAGCTCGACCCCGCGCCGATCTGCGACTTGAGCGAGTTGATCGCCGCCGCAATCTGCTGAAGCGTGGGGTGAGTGTTTCGCCACTGGGTCATGCGTGTCTCTTTCTTGAGGTGAAGGGGTCAGAGAGGCGCAGGCCGATCAGGTGGTGAGCAGGTCCTCGAGCACGGCGCAGGAGTTCGGCTGGCGAGCCACCGGCTGCACGTAGGCGAAGAGCCCAAAGCGGTACTTGTCGCCGTTGATCGCGAGCGGCTGAATCTTGACCTGAATGCCGGTCGCGACCCGCTCGCCCTCGATCTGCGCGGGAGCGTCGCCCGGCATCGCGTTCGAGCCCATCGGGCTGACGGGCGGGAGCGTGGCAAGGTGCACGCGACGGCTGTTCAAGAAGAACATCTTGCCCGCGGGGCAGTTCACGTCCTCGACGATCTGGCGACCATCGAACTCCAGCGCGCGGTAGTTGCCGTCGAGCTTCACGATGCCGCCCATCGTGCGCACGTCGTAGACGTACTGCTTCTGCGCGTCGAACAGGCCGCCCAGCTTGTCGAACTGGAGCGGGTCGCAAACGATCACGTCGGGGCGCATGCCGCTGTCCGTGAACGCCTCGCGCATCGCCTGCCGCATCAGCGTCAGCGAGAGCGCGCGAGCGGTGCCGCCGTTGCCGATCACGTTGGACGCCCACTGCGCGTAGGTGCCGCGCGCGAGCCCGGCGTACGTGCCAGCCGTGCCGAGCGGTCCGCCCGACGAGGTGAGCAGCCCGAGCATCTGGTTCGAGGAGCCAGTGCCCACGTAGTACTGCTCGGCAATCGCCTTGCCGAGACGCTCGGCTGCACTGGTGATCTCTTCCGAGAAGAGGTCGACGAGCGCGGCGGGCTGCGAGCTGTTCGCAGCGGCGGCGAGCGCGAGGCCGGTCACCTCGATGGCCTCGTGCATCGTCGCGTACTGGAGCACCGCGGCGACCTTGGTGTCGTTGTTGAACGTCGAGACGTCGGTGCCTTCGGCGATGGCCGCGCCCGAGCCCGCCGACGCGCTGCCAAAACGCACGTCGAACGTGATGTTTTGCCCGCGATACGTGCGGGTGCCGAGCAGCGGGAGCAGCGGGGAGCTGCGGTTGATCTGCGAGGTGATGTCGGGTTCGAACTCGACCTGGAGAGCGGACGAAACTGCGGCAATATTGACGGTAGCCATGCTGGTTCACTCCGTGGTTGGAGGTGCCGTGCACCCGCGTGGGCGCATTGCGGATCGCGGCACCACACGAGCGATCCGTGCACGCTCGCTGCTGCGCGAGCGCGTGAGCAGCGCCGAATGCGCCGCGTTGAATGTGTTGGTCAGCCGTTGCCGCCGGTGAGCGCGCGCAAGAGCGCTTCGCCTCGAACCGGCTTCTGCTGCGCGCCGCCGACGTTGCCGCGCTGCTTCGGGTCCGTGCCCGAGCCGCCCACCTGTCGAGGCGGCGCCAGCTCCTTGCCCTCGGGGGTCTTGAGCCACTCTTCGACGCCCTTGGCCACGTCGAGCTCGTCGTCGTACCCGTCACGGGCCACGGCGAACACGACGCGCCCGTCCTTGTTGCGCCTCACCGCCCCGGCCGCGCCGTGCAGGTGAGAGACGAGCACGGTCGCTCGAGCCCCGGTGATGCCCTGCGCTTCGAGCGCAGCGCGGAGCATCTGCTGCTCCTCGGTGCGCGCGCGCTTCGAGGACTCCGCTTCGAGCTGCGCTTCGCGCTCGGCCAGCTTCTTCTCCAGCGCCTTGAACCGCGCTTCGTTCGGGTTCTCACCCTGCGCGTTGGCGTTGGGCTGCGCTGGCTGCTCGTCGCGCGAGGGCGAGAGCTTCGCTTGCAGCTCTTCGAGTCGACGGTCGAACGAGGCCTGAAGCCTGCGCTCACGGTCCGACCATGCTCGGTTGAACTGGTCGGGGGTCATGAATTGCGGCTGCTGCGCGCCTGCGTCGGCGGGCTGCTGGGTGCCGTTGTTCGGCTGGGTGGCGTTGCCTGCGTTGCCGCCGGCGCCGCCTTCGCCCTGCTGGTTGCGGAGCGCGTATCGAATGCGTGGGAACACTACTCACCTCGTGGCGTGCGGCGCTGGGATACGTCCCCGCTCGACGCGCCGTGAACCGCGCAGGGACGTAGGTCACGCGCCCTTGTCGGGCGGTGGTTTGGTGTTCGGCTGCGCGGGGTTTGCGAGCGCGGCGATGGCCGCCGTCTGCCGCGACTCCCACTCGTAGACCGTGAGCGAGCCGAGGGGATCAGGCAGGGGCGCGAGGCCCTTGCGCGCGCGCCACTCGTTCACGAGCGTCGTGGCCTTGTCGTACTCGAACAGGTCCATCCGATCGTTCGCGCTCGGCGCCGTCTCGCTCTTCGTGAACGAGGCCAGCACCTCCGCGCGGATCTGCTCGCGCTCCTCGGGGGTCGCGTCGTCGCCGACCACTTCGAGGGCGACCTTGCGCGCGTAGACCGCTTGGAACGTCGGCGAGGGGATCGCGAGCGTCGAGACGCCGATTGCCTCGTTGATCGTCTCCTGCGAGTCGTCTTCCTCGTCGGAGCACTCGAGCCCCTCGACGGTCCACTCGGTGGGAGCGTCGCCGCGCCCGCGCTGCGCGAGCACGAGGATGTGGTGCAGGAACTCCCGCGCGAGGCGGCCGAGCTCACGCACGATCACCTGCTTTGCGGTGCGGTCTTCTTTCTTCGAGTCGCCGCTGCGTCCGATCGCGCCCGCGCTGTTGTCGACGGCCAGAGCCATCGCGTGGGTCACGCGGTGGATCTCGTCGCGCAGCTCCTTCAATCGCTGCTGCGCGCTGTTGTAGACCTCGGTCGACGGCGCGATGTATTCGAGCCTGTCGTCTTTCCCGAAGACGTTGATAAAGCCGGTGCCGTACGTCTGGCTCGTCGCCTTCGACGCGTCCTCTTCCGTCGCTCCCACGTTGGGCGCAAGGAACGCGGTCAGCATCGGGAACAGGTGTTTGTTCTGCGACCAATCGACGGCGCTGTTGAGGTTGAAGTGCGCGCGCGCCGCGCTGGCGACCTTGTCGAGCGCCCACAGTCCATCGGGTAGCTCGAGCCGCACGAGCGGGACTTCGCCGAACGAGTGCACGCCCTCTGCGGCGAGCGGGACCATGTCTTTGCTGCGGGGCGGACGGCGCGCGGGGTAGGTGATCTCGTAGCGCTGCCAGCCCTCGCGGTCGTAGCGGGTGAACCGCTCTGTGACCTGCGAGCGATCGTCCTCGGGGCCGGTGCGGGTCGAGCGCAGCGAGCGCACGAGCGCCCACGTGAGCTTCCCCTCTTCGTCCTCTTCCCAGTCGAGGACAGAGGCGGTGTCGAGCGCGACGAGGTACGCGCGCAGCGCGCCCGCTCGCTCTTGCTCACCGAGGGAGGCCGCGTCTTCGACGACGGGCGGAAGGTCAACGAGCGTCCACGCGCAGCGCTGCACGAGCGCCGTGCGCACCGCGTGCTGCACGTACGTCGTGAGGCTCGACCGCTGCCGGTCGCAGTTCTTCGCGAGCTCCTCGAAGAACGGGTCAGCGTTGGGCTCGCTGCGAATAAGCGCCTCGTCGTCGCCGAGCTGCGCGACGAGCTCGCCCACGATCTCGCCCGCGTACGGGAGATAGATCGCGCGGCGCTTGCGCTCCTCGTAGACCCAGGCCGGTTCGTGCGGGTGCTGCGGGAACACCGAGGACATCAGCGCGCGGTCGTCGAGCAGGACGTGACCGCCCACCGCGAGCGCGTGGTACTCCCGCGAGCGCGCGGCGTTGTGGCTCGGGTGCGTCGTCGTGAGTTGCGCGTAGGTCGGCACTTCAGCCCCAGATGGTGGGAATCGTTCTTGGTCCGCGGACGGCGCGCGGCTCGGTCACTTCGGCGAACGCGTCGCTCAGCGCGTCGGCCTGGTCGTCGTGCTCGACGTCCGGGAACGCTTCGAGCTCGTCGTGCAGCGCGTCGTTCCAGCCCGCGCGGACCATCGCGAGGTTGCCCGCGAGCGCTCGACTGCTCACCGGCCCGAACCGCGTCACCTTGTCTTTCGAGGGACGGCGCGCGCGGATCGTGAGGCGCGGGAACTCTCGCTGATACGAGGCGACCTGATCGACGCCTGCCTGACCTGGGTCTTGCGGGATCACGAACACGGTGCGCGCATCGAGCTCGAGGTCTGCCGCTGCGACGGCGCCGAAGCGCTCGCGCACCTTCGAGGGGTCGCCGCGAAAGCGCACCACGTCCTCGATCACCACGAGCCCCGAGCGGAGCAGCGCGAGCCGCACGCCAACGGAAGGATCACCGTCGGCCGTCGCTCCGAAATCCCACGCACGGACGCGCGACACGACCTCGTCGCGAGCAGGGAAGCCGTCGCGCAGTTGAAGCCGCTCGCGGTCCCAGAAGTCCTTTCGGGCAGCCTTGGCGCCCCAGTCGCCCCGCTCGAGCTGCGCTCGACGCACGGGGTCAAGGTCGGCGAGCTGCGCGCGGTACTCCTGCGAGACGTGCGGGTTGTCCGCGAGCTTCGCAGGGATGAACGATCGCGAGAGCGAGAGCCCATCAACCGCGTCGCGCTCGACCTCGCTGCCCTCTCGAAACCAGCGAACCTCTCCGGGTCTAGCTGGCTGCGGGTGCTTTGGATCGAGCCACGCGCCGAAGCGCTCGAAGACCCAATCGTGTCCGGGTCCGCCTGGGTTGGTCGTTGCTCGCGTCCAGCGCGGCAACGTCGGATCGGTCCCGCGGAT